TGTTTTGCATTTCACGTGATGCTGCTCTAAGTATCATTAGCTTGAAGACGGGTATTGATGGACCATCCAATCCAGCGGTATACGTAATGGTTATTAGGTCATCCGAATATCCGTGGTAGTAATCAATCCCGTATGTTCGCGTAACGTAGTCGGTATCTTCAATAAGTACTCTTTCCGTGCCAAAAAGTGGCTTTACCTTAACCTCTGATATTGAAGCAATTGGGGTATTTCTAAAGTAAATAGCGGGTGGCGGTGTCGCCCACGCAACTATGTCGGTGTATGAACCTTTAGTGAAAGAAGAATTATAACTGGTGTTGTCTGCTGTTAAAAATGTCCCCATTGGGGTGCCATTGTGATTGGAGTCCAGACGGTGCTCTTCTACATATTCGCCGACCTCTATCGGGCGACGTAGGAATGATTCGAGCTCGCTTTGAAGACCGGCGAGGACCATGACGGCGGCATCTTCCTGACGTGCCGACAGCTTGATATCCATATATACCTTGACATCATTAACTGAGACAATCATCGTCACTCCCGTGATAAAGCGATTTTGCAAATAAATGCTTCATCAAATTCTAACACCTAGTTAACTTGTGGGAGGAGAGAAGGGTTGACCGAGCAACGGAATTGGTGTAGATTCATGCCATGTCGGGAAAAAGTAAATTCGATACAATTATTGACATTAAGGGAGATGACCTTAAGTCAATAAATATGGAGATTCTTGGAAGAATAACTAGGGTTATTTTTTTCCTGTTCATGCCCGACGGTCAGCCAATGAGCGACTCGGACATAGATGAACTGATGGACGAGTCTTTTGGCCTTGCCTCGCTCTTGATGGCCGTGGCAGGGATGCGGGTGGTTGGGGAGAATATTAACGGCGACTACGTTGTGAAATTCAAGCCATATAAGTCACTAGAACACTTTGAAAAGGAGAATGAATCCAAATGAAAACAGAAATTACGATTACAGAATATTTTTCCAACGAAGAAACCAAGCGGGCAGCAAATGTTGAAGTTTTGCAAAATGTCCTAAAGGTCCTTTTTTTCTGGGTAAACGAAAGAGAAGAAAACATCTTTGACGAAGAAGGCGAAGTCAATGAGGATGCAATGAGTGATTACACGGATTTTCTATGGTCCATCACTTGCTCCATGATGGCCGCTACAGGTATGAAGATTATTGGTAAAGACGAAACGGGAAAGTACGTAGCAACGCTAGAACCGAGACCGTCCGTCAAAGAGTTCCTCATTAAGGAAGATATTGCCACAGAAGAAGACATTCACTGGGATGACATCCTGGAAGACTTTGAGCCAGATAGTGGCTTCGAAAGACATGATGACTATTTAATGAGGAACTAAATCGGCGCGAAGAAGTTTATTTCTTCTTGCCTTTTTTGCTTCCGCCTTTTGCAAGTTTGTCAGCTTCACGCCTGCCCGCGGCTGCTCGTTCCGCTGGAGTTTTTGCCCGTTGCGCCGCCTTTTGGTTTGATTTAGCCTTAGGTGGACGAATTGGTCCACCTACACGCTTAATGCGACCTGCAGCGGCCTTCCCTCCTCTTGGTCTGTTGAGAATATCGCTGCTGCCTTCACGCGTTCTTGCTATGTTCAATTTATCAACCTGAGATAAGAAGTTGCCTGGCTTTGTGGTCCCCTTTGCAATGGGGTCTCTGCCAAACTTTGCTCCATTTTTATTCATTCTTCTTTGAGCTCGGCCTTCAAGTTCCCGGAATCTCTTTGACCTGGTGCGACCCGCGTACCATGAATCGGCTGGGGCGCCTACGCCACCAGGCTTGCGACCACTAGTGTCGCCACGGTCTGCAAACTCTTTACTGACGGACTTTTTCATGGTTCCGCCAGTTCTCCAACTTTTTGCAGCCTTGCTTCGTGACTTGGAACCACCGTATCTGGCCATTTCTGCCAAATCGCCAAGCTTGCCTTTATCGAAGTTTTCGGGCTTTACACCAAAAATGTCTTCTGCAATCTGTTTATATTTATCAAGTTTTTTGCGGTCCCGGGTGTCTACCTTCACTCCCTTGCGCAGCTTTGCTTGCGTTTCCTTGACAAAATCGGTAATATGTGCGGCGTCATCACTAATGTCTGGGCCGTAGCGTACTCCTGGCATAAAAGCTCCTATAGTCTTTGTTCAAATATACCAGAAAATACTTTTATCTATCTGTCGGAATTGGGTGGTCTTTCTATTGAAAGCACTTCTGGGGGCACAGAATTCGGAGGAGCCTCTATCGGAACCCATGCTCTAGCGTAATTGTGTTCTTTTATTTTTCTGACTTTGAACAGATTTCCGTCAAGCATTAATGCAAGTTCTTCTGCTCGCATGCAGAGAATGTCCTGGAAATCGGATGCGCCGTACTTTCCGGAACGCCTGACGGACCTGATGATTTTAGAAGCTTTCTCCGCAATCACGTGTGAATGCCCTCGATTTAGGCGAAGGTGCATCATCATCGCGTCAACCTGGTCGACGTCATGAAAAACTACTGGAATTTTCCCCTCGGTCTTTTTTAAAATCTGCGGAATACTGGTTGCCAAAATAAAACGCTCGGAACCATCAATTATCTCCCCGGTAGATAAGCGAGCATGTATCGGTTGAATGAATCCAAGCTCAGATAGCGATGCTGAAATTATTAACATCTCCGGACGCAGGGTGTACGTAGCTCGCCACTCAGGAGTAGATAAGCGCGATGGCTCTACGTATTCAATATTAATATTCATATATGTCTGCTCTCTCTAGTTCTACTGCCCTGACAGTGTGCGCCTTTGTCTTGGGTCCAACTGGTGTTGGAGAGTTAACGTCAATGTCGTTCAGCATCAAATTTCTTATAAGCCAGCTAACTGGGTACCCGTGTGGGTCTGATAGGTGCTTTTTTCTAAACTTAGAAACATAAGCACGGGCTTCCGTTTGACGTCGTTCGCCCACCAAGTATTGTTCGATGAAACTTGATGCACCATCAAATCCAAACTGAGAGTAGATATCAATCAGCTTCTCCGAGTCAAACTCTGGCCAAAGTCTGCGTTGTGCGTCTATGTATGGGAAGCACTCGTAAAGCCTGTCGTAGAATTCTGGTTCCGTAGCAATAACGTCTCCAATCCGCCTTATTGCAGTCGCATGCAAGGGGATTCCAACTCGCGTGTTGCTTCCGGTGATTGTTGCGAGGTCATAGTACTTGCAGTATTCTGCGTCGTGTTCCTCGATGATGAATTTAAAAACATCATCCGTATTCCAGTCATATATGACTTTGGCGAACTTGAGTGGTATTCCCTTTTTTAACTTGTACGGCGTATTTATGTAATTCTCGTGAAGTTTCTGAACAATCGACCTGTATCTAACCATCGACTCGCTTGCTCTGACTCCAGTCAGAAAGGCAACATTTCCTTTTTTGCCCTGCATTGTGTAGTAATCGGTCTGTTCAGGCAATGAAACGCTGTGACTTAGTCCAAAATTCTTGCCGCTGATTGCCCATGGGGGCATCGGTCGCACCCACCTGCCTTGTTCAAATCTTTCTTGACTCCACAGGAGGGTCGTTATCCTGTAACCAAGAACCCAAATTTCTGCTGGATATGGCAAGCAGTACCACTCCATGTCAACCCAATCGTAGTTGCGGACCCTCTCTACGTAGTCCATGACGACAGGGCTCACCATTTCTTCGTCGCGGAAAATCACCTTAACAGGGCCTAGGCCACGCTCTTCGTGGACCTCCTTGGCAAGGAGAAGAACGGCGGTTGAGTCTTTGCCGCCAGAAAATTGAACACACACCGTGTCAAAGGTGTCGTATACGTGACGTATTCTTTGACGAGCAGCGTCAACGCAGCTCATATCCAAGAACAGGCGTTGACGAGTCATTAGTTTTTGTGCATTTTGTTGAGGCGGAGTATTTCTGTCCTGAGTTCGTTATTCTCATTTAGAGCTCTCTCGGCAACAGCCTTCCAATATGCGGAGTCCGCTATGTGCTTGTCCATGATGTCCAATATCTTCGGACAGTCATTCTTGGAGACCCTAGCCACTTGTAGTAGATGTCTGTATACCTGTTCTTGTTGGTCCATATTAAACCTCTATGTGTTGATTAATAAAATCTATCAGCTTCTCAGCGGTAGTTGCTCCGACTACTGCGGGGTCGGATTTTATCCACTTCAAAAATTCATACCATCTAGCCTGCTGTGTCGTGTCGTCAAATACAATTGTGCACTGAACGACGGCTCGTGGGGCCGAACCCGGAGAGACGGTCGTCGAGCCACGTTTGACGGCATCATTTTGGTCGAAGCCTGAACGTATTTCAATGTGTTGCTTGCCATCTTCCGTATGGGTAACGTTCACCATATTACGGTCTAGTTCTGGCGCAGTAGGTGATGCGTTTGTGCTTGTTTTGTTCTCTCCATAATTGTCATAGTCGTCATAACTGTCAAATTTTGCAACAACAGTAAATCCGTTGTCTGAAGACCCAGTGATAGTCGGTGGAATAAATCCAGCCCCAGGCTCTATTACTCTATTGTCCTCACGAATGAGTTTTTGTTCTATTTCGGCAGTGTAAAATTCATCCCATCCGAGTCCGTTGATGAGCTCCGGGTAGATATCTGCCAGTTCAAGTATTACTTCATTCAATAACTCTGGCTCGGTATATCCAAGCTCCATCGTTCTGTTGTCTGCAAGTGCAAAGGCAATAGCTCGCTCGCCATCAACCGCAAAGCTGACGGCTGCTATTTTGTCCCAGCCCAACCTTTTTGCTGCCTCTAGCTGGTGATTTCCAGCGATAACTGTCGCCGTTCCATCATCGTTGGGTCGAACAACTATTGGTTTGATTTGTCCAAATTCGCGATACGAAGCCATAATTGCTCCTACGTCACCGCGTCTGGGGTTTGATTCTAATGGCAGCAGCGTCTCGATGTCTACGGCCATTTGAATGAGTGATTCGTGAATTCCATGAGTCATAGTTCTATACCTGATTTCTAACGTTGGCGTTTAGTGTTCGTATTGCATCCATGGATGAGCGAACGGAAAGAAGCTTTTCTCTTTTAGATTTAACAAGAGCTTCGGCACACTTGTATTCAAAGTACTCCTGGTCAAGCTTGTAATCCGCCCACGCTTCTCTCTCTTTTATAGACCCCTTGGCAGACAGATATTCGCGAGCCCAATTGGCTTTATAGAGAGCTTCTTTTTTTGCCATATCCATAGATAGAGATTCAAATTGCTCTGTCTCTTCTTCAAGCATATCCATCAACCGGAGCAACTCCTGCTCAATATCAATTTGGCTAATTGGCGTTGTTCTCATACTAAGAAACCTCTCTCATTCCCTCGATAGGGGACCAGTCTACTTTTATTAAAGCCTCTAATTGCTCTTTAGTCCAAGATTCCTTTGATTCTCCGATATAAGCAAGGCCCATCTGCCGGAGTATCCATGCATCGCATTCGTCATCTGCTCCAGCACCCAAAAAAGTGAGTCCGGTCTTGGCAGAAATAGCCGAAATAACCTCAGTCTTCCCGGCATTGCCCTTACCGGTGGCAAACTTCGCCCTACAGGTAGGTGGGACCTCTACATAGGGGGTTCCCATCTCCCACAACTTCATTCTCACAACGCCCCCCATTTCACCAATACTGTGTGCCTGGCTGTTGCGCGAGGCAAAAGAATAGCCCTCAATTATGACTGCTTCTATCGAGTGGGTGGTAATTATTTTAATAATCTCGTCAGAAACCTTAGACAGTCTTTCAGCCCCTTTTAGCTTCAGGGCGATTATTCCAGTTTCTCCTTCTACACAGTAACCGGTAGATGTAAGAGAAAGGTCAAGCCCAAGCAAACGCACAATTAGGGACTATAGCAAATACAAAGGCGGGCAGTGGCTCACCATTGAACAACTACCCGCCCGTGCACCTATTTGGGTCCTCAGGTAGCGATTTCTGAAGATAACTAAATAATACACTCACTCCCATGAGTGTTTGGCCAACCCAAGCGAAAAAGCAAGGGCCGGTTCGTTGCCGATTCTTGAGTGACACTTTCTGCACACGGTAACGAGATTTTCTTCTTCAAGTATTGAGCCACCCTGCGAGCGACGAACGAGCTCATGCACATCGACACTATTGCGATGAATAAAAACATGCAATCCATCATTCTTGGCAAAAACTGGGCAGGCAAAACAAAGTGGGAAATCAGACAGCATTCGAGCAACAATCTTGCGGCGCTCAACGTATATTTCTTCAGTTTTTTGGCTACGTTTGGCTATTTTCTTTGTACTGCGTTTGAGCGGCGTTCGTTTAATTGGCTTATTGGGCTTCATTAAGTATGAATATTACATCATAAATTGTCATTATTAATGTCCCCGAAAGTCCATTTACCATCAAGGCAATCCCATAGCGAACGGTCGATGGCCGTATCTTCAAGGTCAAACTCTTCTAATAAGTTTTTGTGCGCAATGATTGCCCTGCGGTAAAAGTCAACTTCCTTCCACCCGTCGTTATTACTGGTTTCCCCTGTGTCAATCATTAGGCAGACGTCGTCAAGACGGCGGTCTACGTGATATTTGAATCTCTTGATTCGGGTTGCTTTTTCACCATAGTAACGAAGTGCTTCCGTCGTTAGTTTCCCACCTTTGGCACCAAGAGAAGAATAACGCTGCTGGTCTGATTCACTATCTGCCTCTATTGAGTCAATTTGTCTTTGTAGGTTGTCCGAAAGAGCTATAAGAGCACGCTTCCATCTATCCCAATGTTCTGGATTTTGAAGTTCTTCGCGTTCTTGAAGTGAAGTTTTGTTTTTTACTTCTTCGGCAACCATTCTTGCAAAGGCGTCGTCGTTCCATTTTGTATTCATTGTTTTATTAATCTGTGATGTCTCCATTAGGGCCTGCAACTTATTTCCAGGCTGGGCAAATTGACTTGAAGCCGCACCAATTGCAAAGAATTGACTTGTTTGGCTCAAAATGACCCTGAGCAATTCTCAGGTCGATGCCGGCTTTAACCTCAGCAATGACAGAAGCAACATTTGCAATGTCTTCTTCGGTTACTCGTTTTTCAAATCTGACGCCGTCTTTTAGATAAAGCAATTCAATCTCAAAGTTTTTTGCCTCTATTCCGGCACTTCCTAGAAGTTGAGTGTAAATTATTAATTGGAAATACTTATCATCAACATACTGTTTTTTGGGAGTTTTCCCGGTTTTGTAATCACAAACCTTGGCCGTATCTCCATCCACATGAAGGCGGTCTATGTATCCGTGGAGCTTCACTCCAGAGATTTCCCCCTCTACATGCTCTTCAATCGCCCATGGCTGAACCTCCATAGGTTGCTCTAGGGCCCAAACATTTTCAACACACCACCAAGCGGTCCACCTAAAAAGTTTGATTTCTTTTTCTGAACGAATAATGGTTTTTACCATTTCTTCCCATTTTGACTCCCACAGGTCGCGAGCAATCAATCTCGCAGTGTCTTGAGTTCTTTGCTCAGGAGGAAGGGCGTACATTGTTTCGAGAATCTCATGCACGAAATTTCCAAGCATTGTGGATTCAGTGGGAGAATCTTGCAAGCCATCAATTTTAGTGAACTTAAACTTTAATGGACACTGACGGAATGTTCCAATTGAAGACGGTGAAAGCATGTTTGGGGCTTTCATGACAACCGACTGTTCACTTGTCATTTGGTGACTCAATAATTGTCGCTCCGAAAGATAAACGCATTGCTTCTACTATGAGAGCCTTAATTTCTTCTTCTGTCACTGTAGTGCGGGTCGGCTTTGGCTTTCCAGAAGAGTATTTCGCCCAAAAGTCATTTAGGGACTCTTTTTGCTCTTTGTCAAGAGTCTTTGTGACGCCTACAAAGTTGTTCCATTCTTCGTCCAATTCAGAAGATGGTTCAATATTGGGGCTCGGCTCAACGTGAGGCATGGATGCGCCAATTGCGTCTTCGGCATCCATGGCATCGGAAGAGCGTGCTAGATAAAGTCCGACACCAAGTAGCTGTGCTGCTTTTTTAAGGGCATCCGAGACTGCTCCCTTGAAATCGTTGCCAAGGTCAACAGGCTTATTGTCTTTTCTCTGACGCTTTACTGACTGTCCACCGAAGCCGTGCTTAGTTATCGTGCATCCATCAATCGTTGCCGTAAGGGAAACGTGCGCAATTATTTCGTCGGTATCGATTAAATCACGAGCAACAGAAATGATTTCGAATGACCAGTTGCTCATTCCCAGCACCTTATTTAGGCGATTTATAACTTCACTAATTGGCAGATAAATTAACTCAACACCACTTTTTATGAGTGTTCGTTCCATTTCTTCTGGAAACGGCTCCGCCAAGAGACGGGCGATATCGTTGCTGTTCTGTGTCATTTTTCCTCTATTCAGTTTTTCGGTTTACGGACAATAATGCTGGTTTTGAGCTCGCCGACTTCGCTAAAGCTATCGGCGTTAATCCCAATTTTGTTCAGTTCTTTAATTCGCCAATACGAAGGGGCGCAGTATGTAAGCATTTCTTCTGCTATTTGTTTTGGAGATTTTGTAACTTCGCCAGTATCCATATCAACCGACATTTTTACGATACGGTCCGCAACGGCAGAACCCAGGTCTAGGTGCTTCCAGCCCTTTCGGTCATAGGAAGATTTCTTTTCAATGGTTGTGCCATCTGGAAGGAGGAGCGTGTCAGAAGCGCCCATAATGTCAGCAAAAAGATTTGCAAATTGTTCGTAGACAACAGACATGTCTCGTTTGAGGAAGTTTAACTCTGCAAGAACTTCTCCAGCTTCTTCTGCTGTTGGGTCCCCTGCAAGGAATGACGAAACATGTCCGTCAAGCTCTAAAATAGCCGAACGGAGTTCCTGGATTTTTTCTAAGCTCATATTGGTCCCTTTAGTATGTGTCTAATTGCTTGCTAGTTTAGAGGAGTATAGAAGCTTTCCTGCGTCTAGGCAACCCCAAGCCGGTAAGAAAAGTAAAAGCCCCAACAGCGGAGTCTACTTGGTCGTCGTGATTAGCGGACTCGGGGAAAGATGAAAATTCATCAAGGAAATCTGTGAGCCATGGAGCCCTAACTAGGCGAACATTCCCGTTTGCAGCAGATGCAGCGAATGGACGCGCTCTCGTGACCTTGTCTCCGGTTGGCCTCATAGCTCCAAAATCGTACCCAGGAACCACATATCTGGCGTACTGGTCAACTAGCGCCTTGCCAGATGAACCAGGCTCCTGCTCCATCCTGACGGCCACTCCGTATCCGTCCTCTGCCGCCGTCTGGGCAATTAGTTGTTCTACTTTCTCGCCCCTTACTCGTGCTTTTTTGATGTCAAGAATGTACGAAACGCCACCGTCGAACATCATGAGGGTTCCGACTGTCCAGTCAGGGTCAGGGTATGACGCGGTGGGCTCGGATGCTGCAAGGTCCCAGAATCTAACGACTCTGGCAGAATTGGTTATGACGGGGATTTCGCTGGGGTCAATAATTATGAAAGATTCGCGGTCAAAAAGGCTACCGAGGGTCGTCGACCACCAGTCGCCTTCTTCTAGACGTCGCCGTTCAACGGGGTCTAGGGCAGACAGGGCCTGCCTATATGAATCTGCATCAATTCCTGGGTTGTCTTTAAGCGTGGATGGAACAAAGACCCGTCCAGTCTCTCTGCCCTCTACGATGAACCGCTGACGAACCCAATTCGGAGCAGGGTTGGATGCCGCCCTCATCCGAAGCGGAATCTGCGCCAAAGGACCACTTGCGGGACGACGCAGACGAGAGAAAAGGTATCTATAGTCGGATTCTCGGATTTCTGTAACTTCGTCCATCCCTATGAACTGAAACTCAGAACCTTTGTATCTCAGATAGTCGTTAACGTTATTTAGGTAGCCGAATGAAATGCGAGCCCCAGATGGGAAGGTGGCCACGAAACTATTGTTATTCCAGTGAACATCGTCATAGTTACTCATCCACGATTTAAAGCGGTCCATCAAGGCACCTGGCAGAGAGAGGTCGGCAAATGTTCTACGGAAGAGGATTGCTGAATAGCCAGGGACATCCACATACTGTAGGGCGGCCATCAAAAGGGCTGAGGACTTGCCTCCACCAGCCGCCCCACCAAAGAGACCTTCAAGGCAGTTTGTCCTCAAAAAAACTTTTTGATTCAAAGATGGCTCTTCTGGGCAAAAAGGAGGCAGCTTGGGGCTCAGATACTCTAGAACTTCTTCCCAGTTAGATTTTGATGCCATAAGTTAACGTAACCAATCAAATAGCGCCCATGGTGCCCGAGGGCCAACTTCTGCGCTACTGTATCTTACATGCCACCAGCATCAGAGAACATAAAAAAACAACGCAAAAAATCACCCGGAAGACTTAGGGTGGTATTATTATCTCCAGTTTTATTCCTCAAAAAAACAAAATCTTCACTAGCAGCCAAGGCGAACAGAGGAACTTTCGCAAATTTGTTAATGGTTTGCTTTATAATGTTCTGTAGTATTGGTACAGGTATGATATTCATGCCTGCCGGTTGGGTGGTTGCTGGTGTTTGTTGCGGACTTTTCGCTTTGTTATTGGGCCTCGGGTAGGTAGCGCATGCGTTGGAACCCGTCTCAAAATAAAAATATAATCCCCCCGTCCCGCAAGGACCTGGGCTATGGAGCTCCGGTATCCATAAACCCGTCCCTAGCAGGGAAAGCGTATAAGGATGGATGGGACATTGAACGCGCCTATCGCGAGGGAATGTCCAAGATTACTTGGGTCAATAGATGTATTGATGCGATTGCTGGAAATCAGGCTCGCCTTCCAATTATTCTTAGGAAAGACAACTCTAATCAGGGGGAAATAGTTCGCGGCCGCGAGGCCAACAGGTCTACCCTCTTAGAGCTCTTGAATAATAAGGCGAATGTAGGAGAAAACTCTTTTATTTTCCGATACAGATTGTCGGCTCAGCTGATGCTCGGTACTCGAGGGGCATTCGTAGAGAAAATTAGAGGACGGGATGGGGGAATTATTGCCCTCAACCTTCTTCCACCTCAATCAACGGCACCAATACCGGACCCCAAAAAGTTCGTATCAGGGTACGAAGTACAAATGCCCTACGGAGAAAAGCAGTTCTTAAAGCCAGAAGATGTTTGCTGGATAAGGAGACCGCACCCTCTCGACCCTTATCTGTCCCTTACGCCACTGGAAGCGGCTGGGGTTGCCATTGAGATAGAAAACCTAGCCAAAATCTACAACCGCAACTACCTGCTTAATGATGGTCGTCCTGGCGGCATTTTGGTTGTTCGTGGAGAGATGGAAGAAGACGATAAGGAGGAGCTTAGAAATAGGTTCCGCGGCAATCTGGCAAGGGCTGGTCATACAACAGTTATTGCTGCCGATGACGGTGTTGATTTCGTCGATACTTCGGCCAATCCGCGCGATGCGGCATATGTTCAGATGCGTCAAATAACAAAAGAAGAAATTCTGTCAGCATTTGGTGTTCCTGAATCCGTCATAGGAAACGCTTCTGGAAGAACATTCAGTAATGCCGGAGAAGAAATCCGTGTTTTTTGGATGGAAACAATGCTCCCCCATCTTGAGCCAATCGCCAGAGCTCTTGATGAACTCGATGACAAGTATTATCTAGATTTTGACACGTCAGAAGTCCCAATTCTTATGCTCTACAAGCAGGAAAGAGACAGGTACCTGTTGCAGGAGTTCCAGACTGGCTTAATTAGTGCAAACGAGTATAGAATCGGTTCTTCTCGTAAAGAAGTTGAGGCAGACCTCGCAGACTCCTTGCTCCAGAACCCCAATCTCATTCCGATTGCTAACACCAAGAAGAAAATGGAAGAAGGCCAGACTGAAGTCCCAGGTATGCCAGGAATGCCTCCGGGAATGCCAGGAATGCCGCCGGGAATGCCGGGAATGCCTCCAGGTGTGCCAGG